ACACTGTCCCGTTATTTTGAGAATATTCCACCACGTTTATAGCCGTACCCTTCACCAAAGTAAGAGTTTCTGCTGCGATATGCAAAATAGGACATGGTAAAAGAATGTTGAAAAATGCAATAGTATATTGTTTATTTACTAGAATTGCTTGCCCACTATTGTTAAATCCTGCTAAAGTATTATTATTTCCAGTATGTCCAGCAGACGTCCATTCTTTACCAGTTAAATCACTATGGACGGAAACTCCAGCAGTATTTATAACCCCTGCCCCCCATGTACGAGGATAAGCTATACCATTTGTAGCGTTTTTTTGAATGGTTATTTTACCTATATATATAGCATGAGTAGCTAAAATAGGAGGTATAACTGGTATAGGTTCTGCGTATGCCTGACCTTCTGTAGAATATTCACCACCGTGAATATAATATACTTCATTATCACTACCAACATCTCTAAATAAATACTTTGAAACCCATTTATTAGACCCTAATGTTTGTCTATCAGTACCATCAGAAAAATAAGTAGCATCGTATTCGTTTACAGGTTGATTATTCCACACCCCAGCTATCAAATAGTATTCGTAAAGAAGTCCTGCCGTACCTACTTTATTTTCAGTTAGATTAAAATATTGTACACCAAAAACAGCTTTACCTACGGAAACAATTGGTATTCTAGTAGCTACTGTAGAAAGTATTAATCCTTCGATACGTTCAAATCCACGAACTATAATATCCTTCAACATTAATTGATTACTAAGAACTTTTCCATATTCTGCGTACTCAGCAAAGTGAAGTTTAGTTCCTTCTCTTGTTACTCTAGTTACAGGGGAAAGTGTTGCATTAGTTAAAAATGTTGTTCTATCAGTAGTCGATTGATAGATAGGCGTACCGGAATTATAATTTGCATATACAAAATTAACTGTTCCATCAACTAATGTTAATGTAGTACCAGTTATATTAGTAAATTTAGTAATTAAACCAGTTCCATCAATAGATTGATTAAATGATATTACACCGTCATTCCCAATTGTTACAGTTCCATCTATATTTTTTGTTAAAGTTGGTAATACAATTACACCATGTGAATTATATTTAGTACGTTCTAAAACCTGTTCTACTATAAGTTTTTCATTAGGATACTTTTCAATAGAAGGAGTAGGACTAAAATTACTAATCTTATTAGAAATAAGTTCTACTTGCGGATAATAATTATCATTAATTCTACCTTTTATTGTTAAATTGTTTAAATCAGAATAACTAAAAGTACCTCTTATATGTGAACAATATATAGAAGTATTATCATTTGCTGTTAAATTAGTAATCTCACTATATCCACATTTTAATTTAGCACTTAAATTTAATGTTAAATTGTTTAATATTGTAGAATTATTTAATACTATTGTTCCTTCATTAGTAATATTTATAGTACCATAATGTCTTCTTATATTTACTGACATTGTTGAATCACCCGTACATGTCCAAGTACCATTAAATTCAGCATTAGGTGCAAATATTTCTAAAGAATATGAATCTAAATCTATGGAAACATCTTCATTAAAATAAGATGAATCTAAGCAAACTATTGAATAATCAGGATGTAATGCTTTTAATTGTAAACTTTTAGTAAAAGTAGCTACTCTAGTATTTAAACTATTTCCATTATCAGTATCATATCCACCTTTACCAACATATATTACATTTTCTGTATATAATATATTTGTAGTATTATTATCTGTAACTAATGTATAACCTAATATAAAATCATTTATTGGAATTGTAGGTTGTTCTGGACTTGCACTTTCATCCCCTTGATATATACCTAATGTATTAGTTGAAGGAATTATTGTATAATAAACCAATCTACTTAAACCAGTAGATGAGTATAATCCTATATCATAACTACCACCAATTGTTATAGTCTTTAGTATATTATTATATAAATAATCAATACTAATTGGATTAAAAGTAGTATATAAATGATTGTTACTGTTATTAAAAGTAGTAGTAATATCAACAGAAGTAAGAACTTTATTAGAACCTGATACACTAGATAATATATCCTGTTTTATAGTAGAATATAATATTGCACTATTATTACCATTATTAATATATAGTTTATCTGTACTGTTAATTGTATTAACTAATGGAAAACTATCAAAGTCAAATCCTAAATTTAACTCTTTAATAGCTAATTTTATATCATCTTCATTTACACTAATAGGAATTGGTGCTGTCCAAAATCCATTTATACCTACCTTTTCTCTACGATATATATGTTTAGATATTAGTGTATTATTTACATAATGTGGTAATGGAATATACTGATTTTCCCATAACCATTCTGATTCATATCCAGATGGATATTTACCATTTTGAAAATAAGATTTAGGTATATTACCATGCGACCATTGCACATATAATTTATTATCCATTTATTCTAGTTTTACTGATTGCCAACCATGTGAAGTTTTTAGTCTTAACTTTTCCATTATTGGATTATAATATATAACACCAATTTTAGTAATATCGTTTTCATTTAACATTGATGTTATATTAATTGGATGTTTTAATTCATAAACTTCATCTATTGTCATTACTTTTTCTATACTATCTTTAGTTAGATCTGGTATCATCTCTATTATATATTGTAGATCATCTTTAGTTATATCTGGTATCATTTCTATTATATGTTGTAAATCATCTTTATTTATATTTGGTATTCTCTCTACTATATATTGTAAATCATCTTTATTTACAAAATTATCTAAATTAATTTTATTACTTTCTATAATATTTTTTATTTCAATTAATTTATCATCAACTATAGTATCTACATTATATAATAAAGATGACTTTAATTCCTCTATAGTATTATTATTAACCTCAATATTACTTAGTAATAGTGGTAACAAAAAGGCTAGTAATTCACTAGCCTTAATTTCAGTATTATCACTTGGATTACTTTTCTTTTTTAATAGAGTTATATCATCCATAATTATACTGCTGTTGTAAACAAGTTACCATTTTGATCTATATTCAGTTTAAACCAAGATGTTCCATTATTAGGTGTAATTTGTATTCCTGCATTTCCACCACTAGTTACAATCTTGATATTCCCATAAATAGTATCTTTAGATAATTTTGAATTATCTGCTGTATCTATATATGATTTAATTCCACTAGAAGTATTCAATGGACTTCCAGTATCAGCAGTAACAAATGTTCCAGATAAATCATCAGGTACAGCTAAATCAAGTTTTAATTGATTATAATCAATATTAAGATTATATGTTATTGTTCCAATACTATCTACTGTAGATAACCAAATAGAATGACTAGGGTTAGCAGTAGTACTGTTACTAGCATTTAATATTAAATTACCATTCTTTGAATTAACTGTTTTAACAAATGATGAAGGAATTACAGCATATAATGCTCCATTAACATCTTGTTTAATTGTATTCTGATCACATACTGTTGAATGTAAATGTTTTGGTTTAATACCAGCTAACGCTAATTTAACTCCATTCACATCTTTATCTATTCCTTCACTAGTATTAACTTTAACTTCAAGTTTTTGGTTTTCAATAATAGTACTGTTTCCAGTATTAATTTTTAAATGCTTACTAATAGTACTACCACCATCATCAGTATCTTCTGTAACTAACCCACCATTCAATGAAGATGATATTAAGTTTTCTGTTTTAACATATAACTTATTAGCATTAACACCTATTCCATCATCATTGATGTCGGAACATTTAACTTGTAAATTATTACTACCATCATCTTGTATTCCTGTTCCTACAATATCAGATACATGTACTTCTATCTCTGTTCCTGTATGAATTAATCCATCACCAATAGAGGAAACATTTATCTTTTCAGCAGTAACACTATCGTCAATAATTTCAAGTTTACCAGATTTAATACCTATTGTTGAAGTACCAGTAATTGTTCCTATATTGGTAAAACTATCCATATATCCAATATGAGTACTACCAGATGCTTCCTGTAACATGTGGTCATTAACTGTAATATTAATAAACTTAACCCACATTCCATCAGCATATGTAAATATATAACCTTTAGTATCATCACCATTTGAGGATGCTTGTACTATATTTACACCTTTAACTGTAAAAGCACCTGTTCCTGTATCAGATGTTGCACCAAAATACATACAATATGTTCCAGCATGGGTAGCACTTACATAAGCTGTCCATGTGTTACCATCTAAACTAAAATATGTTCCTGTATCATCAATATCATTTAATCTATGATTACCTAATGATAAGTATGTAGATATTCCTGTAGTAGTTGTAGTTGTTAAACCATTGCAACATCCACTAGTAACAACTGTAGTTGGTGTAATTGGTTTAGTATCAAATGCACCTAATGCAGATATACATAATCCTTTTCCTTCCACACCTTGGATACCTGTTGCACCTTTAATATCATCTTTTAATATTAAGTTATTCCAAGTTGTATCACCAACATACCGCCATGTAATGTATTCATCATTTTGTGAAAATTCTATATTCTTACCATCTTGTGCTACAATATATTCAGCCATTCCCCAAGTTGTACTACCTGCTAACATAGTACGTCTATATTTATGTCCTGGAAGTATTCCTAAACCAGTTATACTATTAGCATGTTCTATTGGATTAAATGGTGGATCTTCCCAATCACTTATTCCATTATGTGAGTATTGTACTCTTTCTATTAGAAAAGTAGTACCATCAACAAGTATTACAAACCCATTATTAGTGTAAATTTGATTTTCCGTAGTCATTTTGTATAATTGTTAGTATTTGATTTAATTTAGTTATAGTATTATTTATCTCAATATCATTAGGTTCTTGTGCTAACGAGTATATATTATTAAGTAATACTATACAATTAAGAATTAATTCTTGATTAGTTTTAGTAGTTTCAGATTTATAAGTTACTGTATATTTTTGAACATCAAATTCAGTACATGTGTCTTTAAGTAATTGTTCAACTTGATTCTTAATGTTGGAAAACTTTACTACTTTCTTTTCCTTTATGTAGTTATTATTTATATTAACTTGTATAGTATATACCCCATCGTCAAATGTACTTCCTGAAGGCATACCTAGTATTTCTGGTGTAAATTCATAAAGAGTTCTATCTTTCTTATATAATAAGATATATGAATTAACGTCAAAATTATATGTTCCACCATTAGGTATTTTATCTGATGTGATGGAAATAGTCATTGAATGTATAATATCAGGTGTTTCTTTTGGATTTGGTATTGTAGTATCAACTACTTTAAGTGTATACTCATTCCAAAACCATGGCATAAAATTTAATATCATTTTAATATGTATTAATAAAAAAACGGATAGTATATGTACTATTAATACATAATACTATCCGTTTAACAACATTAAAAATTAATAAGTCGTAATTGCACTAGTTTGTGCTGCTTTATATGAAGTTAGCAGTTTATCCAATGTAGGAATAAATCCATAAGTTGCAGCAGTTGCTACTGTTTCAGTAATTGCAGCAGAGGATGTATTATATGATACTGGAATAGCAATCATAATACTACCACTATCATTTACATTTGCAGTAGGATTGTTTGTAAACGGATTCTTCCAACCTAAAGTCAATAGTGAATAAGTACAAGTTTTACCATTAAGATCAGATACAAATGAACGATAACGTTCACGATCTACTGATAGTAAGTAACCTTTCTCATTTGACCATGCCCCCATATAATCCCATTCTAACCATCTTACTTCACCAGCAGTACCAACACCACGATAAGCTTTAATATCACTAATAGCAGTATTAGCAGCTACTACATTAGTAGTAGTGGTTGTTACACCTTTAGTTTCAAATGCTACTGAAGCAATACCATAATCACGAATATCACCATTAATATATTCATTGTAAGATACTTTAAATAATACCTTACGATAAGGCCACAATGATGGTTCAGGTGTTAATACCTTACCTGTAATTTTGATACCATATTTAAAAGTATCAGCAAAAGTAAAGGTTTTAATAGCAGCAGCGGCAGCATCATCACCTTGATATGGAATATGTAATTTAATTGTAGTACCAGAAATACCAACAATTTTATATAGTCCATTACCTACTTTAATTACTTGATTAAGTGTTAATCCACTTGCACTAGTTACTACAATATATTCTGATTCATTATATACAGCAGCAGTTGCACTACCTGTTCCTGCATTATCTGTAATCAACTCAAATTTAAGTGCTGGTTGGAATACACGATAACCAGTAACACCTTTAGTAAAGATCTTATATAATTGATCTAACAATTCAATACCAAGATCACGTTGATCTGTTGCAGCAGTACCAGTTGAACCAAAAGTTGATGGTGCTTTCCACAATGCAGATTCAGGACGATCTACAGCTTGATATGCGTCATTATCTTCACGCCATAATGTAAGTTTATAAGTTACATCTGGTTCTAATACAGTAGTAAGAGTTCCATCTGTTCCATTATATCCAACATAAGTTAATTGTTCCAATGCAGGACGATATGCTAAACCAAGATAAGTTTCTACTTTATCTACTGGAATATCAGCCGAGTGATATACTGTATCACCTTGCCTACATCTAATATTAAACTTTTTAGGTGGATTTGGATGACTATCTAATCCATAAGGATTAGTACTAGAATTATAACTACCTGCATTATATACATGTCCGTTAGTATCTGTTACTACTATCTGACCATCCTGAATATAATCAGCTCCTCTAGGATTAAAGATTTGAGATCCAGTTGCAGAAGCTGGTGCAGTAATACCAGACTTTTGAACATACACAAAATTGTTAAGTGTGTTCATAATTTATTGAAAATTTTATTAGTTTACTTTTTTCTTAGAGTTTCCTTTAGATTTACCTAAAGGTTTACTCTCTTGTAGTATATTTTCAGTATTAACTTCTATATTATCATCCAATAAAGGAACATTAATACTATCTATCTGTTTTTTATACTCTTCCAGTCTTTCCTTCATGTCAAGAATTAACCTTCTATTTTCCTTCACATACTGTTCAATAAATACTAAATCTTCATTAGTAATAATATAAGCATGTTTAGATTTAGGTTTACTTACTAAAGGAATAAGTTGTTCTTCCATTACTCATTAGTTTTAGCTTCAACTTGTGCTATCTGATACTTCTGTTGTGTTGGTATCAAACTAGCTATTGCAATTCTAGCTGCAATTTGTACAATCTCACTATGCACTGATGGATGTAAATCACAATCTACTTGATTAGATGGTAATGTATAATCTATTAATACTTCTGCTGGTTTCTTAACATAATATACATTATATTTTTCTATCTCAAATCCTTTTGGTGGAATCAATTGTAATATCCTTGATTGAGTACCATCAAATTTATATTCTGGTGTAAGTAGTGTTTGTGAAGGGTTAGTTCTACTACTTGCAGAACTTCTAAATTCTACAGTATTACGCCCCAAAGTTACTACTGGTAATGGTAAAGAACTTCCAAATTCAGTACACCATACTAAATCAGTATAAGGTGTATGATAAGAGTTCCATATCATTTCATTATATTCTTCATGTTTTATATGTTTAACAGTAACATTATTACGCCAAACTTTATTAATATCAGAACCAATACTAATATCACAATTCTGTGATACTATAAATAATACTTCATCAGGTAATTCTAATAATACACCATATTTAGCATCTTCTGCATCAGTTAATATAGCTGTATCATAATCACCACCTGGAATTGAGTTCCTAAGTTCTGGATCTAAATCATTAGTACGTAATGCACCATTTACATAAGTTCCTCTAACAAAATCACCATAAGTAGTATTATCTACTACTCTCTTCTTCATATATACACCAGTTCTATTTGCAAATAATGGTGCAATATCAAGTATTCTTTTGTTAGAATCTTCTATTCCTTCACCTCGAATATTACGATTATTAAATACTCTTGTATTAACAAACTCGGTAATTGCCATGTTAATAAACAATGATAATTCCCGAGAGTTTAATACCTTATTAGTTATACCACCAGATTCAAGTAAGACTTTAACAGCATCACCCATTTGGTTAGCTCGCATAATCTACTTATTTTAATTGTGCGTTAATTTGTTCTTTTATTCTTTCTCGTAATGCTTTACTATCTGGATTAAGTAAATATGTAACTACTTCTTGATATGATTTGCCTATAGTTTCATTAGTTGCTAGTTTAAACTCACCTAAATTACTATAATATTTAATCTCACCAATTTCCATTGCTTCTTGAATGAATACCATAGTTTCATACCAAGCTTTATCTTCTTTACGTTTAATAACTAAGTCATGGAATTTATGAATAGTAGTTCTATCTTTAATTAACTCTTTTAAGAAGTTATATAATACATCAAGTTTAGTATCACGAGGAATATGTCTTCCTTTATTATATAAAATATTGAATACTTTATAGAAGTTATATAAAGGTGCTTTCTTTTCCTTTATTGAGAATAAGAACTCTAAACATTCATCTTCAACCTTATTTTTATCAGTTTCAGCTTGTGTAGTGTATTCTTCATCATCAATGTAGAATATTTGATCTGCTGTGTACATCCCCATTGGATTTTTACTATTAGCAACTTCATCTGAATTTAAACAGATTAAGTATTTCAAATAATCATCAGCATTACCTAAATCTAACTCTGTATAAACATCATCAATATCTTCATTTGATTTAGTGATTGTAATACGTAGTTTGGTTAAATAATTATTTTCAAACTTATTAGGATCTAATTCCACACCTAATTTATTTTCAAACCATATACGTTCAGCATCACTATTAAATATATTTTTTAACCTACCTGTACGTGGATCAATTTTAAGTAATATACTTTTAGATGATCCAGTTAGCATAATTGATTCAGATCTAACTTTCCTTGAATCATTACCTACAATTAGATTATTCTTTCTTACTGGTACTGGTTTAATTCTTACTATTTTACCAGGTATCAGTGGTGATTTAAAAGAAGGGGTAGTTACCGAAGTAACTTCCCCCATATCAACATTGGCCATGTTTTACTTTGTTTTACTTATTAATAATTACTATTAGTATAGTACTGCTGGTACTAATCTAACATTTTTAGTAGGATTCCATACTACACTACCAATACGTGATACATAGTGGAATACATCTACATCAGTAGGAGTACCTGTTACAACTGGTGCAAACTCAGTACCATTACCTAAAAACTTAGAACCAATACCTGGTTGTACTGCATAAATATCAGGTTTACCAGCAAGTTCTACTTTCTGGATATTAGGACGACCATTAGTAGTACCAAAGTCCATAATATCAAATTCGTGTGAACTAACACGTCCACCACCAACATAAAGTTTCTTGTTACGAATAGGATCATCTTTATGTGCAGCTTTCATAAATTTAACACGGATACCATTTACACTAGCAAAACCAACAACTTGTCCGAGATTAGCTTCTACTTGATTAGTCCCAGTCCATTTGAAAGCCCTACCAGACTGATCACCCATAAATGCAGGAAGATAAGTAGGAATAAGTTCCTTTCTCATCATCTTATTCAATTCAACCAATCCATATTCACCACCCATCATAGTAACATCTCGTTGATCTTCTGGAACTCTACCTACAGCAGCATCCAATATAATCTGTGTTAAGAAATCACTTGATAGTGAACCCGGATAATATGGATGTACATTACCTGCATCTAACAGTTCATACAATCCACTTCCTTCATCAGCAGCTTGACCAGTTGTAGGATCAAAGTTAAGAGTACTACCATCTGCTAATTTATTGTTCTTATCAAACAAGAATTTACGTGCCCTATCCAAACGATTCTGTAACAAGAAATTCTTCCAATAACTATCAAACCATACCTTATGTTCGTTACCTTCATTATCTAGGAATTTGAATGTATATACATTACCAAATTGTCCTTCACGATATAATGATGTAGGAACACTAATCATAGTTCTGAATTGACTCATCCTATTTTCAAATTCAAACGGTGCAGTAAACGTAGTACCATAACCTTCTTTTGAAAACATATTAGCCATCAAACCACCATCAGCAGACCAACGAGTACCTAGTTTTAATTCTTCTTTAGGAATGTAAACACCATCACTACCTACTAACTGTAATTTATAACGGAATAATGAAGATGAAATCATTACTGGTTGTTCTACAATCCATAACCTATATTTGTTAGGATTTTCACCAGCAATGTGCTGACCTACACCAAACCATTTTTCATTAAAGTCCATATAGAAATGACTTGCATTAGCACCAATATATTGGTTATTTGTACCTACTGGAATAGTACCAGCAGCGTCTTCCCATGCACCAGCAAGAGGAATATTCTTGTCAGTCATACCAATACCTAACCAACGATATACTGGTTGTTCAGATACAAATGTACTATACTTATTTACTTCACTAATAATATCAGTTCCATAAGTAGTAGAGAACATTTTTTCTACCAATTGACTAGCATAATAAGGATTCTCACGATACATGTTTGCCAAGTTATATTTCATTGGGAAACGTTGATCATGGAACTTCTGTTCATATAATTGGAAAGGTCTTACTTTCCCATAATTAACTGCCATAATTTATTATTTATTTAATTGTTTACTTCTTAGATTGCATCTTTTCAAATGCTTTAACAGGTGAAACATAGTTATCAGTTTCAGTATTATACTGAGCATTATAACCACCATCTCCACCTACAGGTTTACTACCACTAAAATATCTTGATTTAGTTTCACTTGTTACTTTAGTTTTAATATCATTAATGATATTATCCCATTTTCCATCAAGGATACCATAATAATCCAATGTTGCGAGTAATGTCCTTGCTTTAATAGGATCTTTACTTAACTTTGAGAATATATCATCTGATTTAGCAAGTTCTTTAATCTTAGTTTTATCCTTTACTGATAATGTTTTATTAGGAATAATCTCAGTTAAAGTATCAATATGTTTTTCAATATTAGATTTAAACTCATTAATTTGTTTTACTTGTTCATCATATTTTAACTTCTGTTCCTCTACAAGTTTAGTTTTAATTTTAGCGTCATCTTCTTTCAATGCGGGAAGAATTTCTTTTACTTCATCATTAAACTCATCAAGATCTTGTGCTCTTTTCATATTACGACTTATCATTGAATCTGATAAACCTCTTCTCTTATAATAATCAATATATGCTTTTTCCTTCATTGAAGGATTAGATAGTACATCTTCTTCATTAATACTATCATAAGTATGTTCCTGTTTAACTTTGATAAAGTCTTCTAGTTTACCACCTTTTTCAAGAAATGAAAGTAATCCATTATGCTTTTCATCCATATAGGAAACTAATTCATCCCTATCTTTCTTTAATTGATCTGTCCAAACCTTTCTAAAGTTATCATCAGTTTGTTCAAAATCTTCTGGAATATCAATAGTAAGTAATTCACTATCTTTTAAATCTTGAAGTAATGCTTTACCATCAAATTGTAATCCTTTAGCTTTTGGATTTTTATCCTCTACTTTAGTATTACTTTCTTTCTTTTCAGTTTGTTTTACTTCTTTCTTTTCTTCCTTTTTCTCAATCTCTACAGGAACATCATCTTCATTTAAAAGTTGTTCTTCTTCACCTTTATCAAATAATGATGGATCTAAATCAAGATTATTACCACTTTGATTTTGTTTACCTTTTCCATCATTATGTTTTACCTCATGTACAGTTCCATCATCTTCCATACTAAAGAAGACCTCTGGTTCATTATTACCCATATCTTGCATAAACTCAGCAAGTTGAGTATCATTAAAATCAGTATTTGCCATAACAAAATTAGTTATAATTTATATTTATTTTTGTGTTTTTAAGTTTTATGTACTTTCAGGTATGCCTTAACTCTGTTTTTTCTTAGTTTTAGCCAAATCATTTTGTCTATCCAACTCATTTTGTTTTGCTTCAAAATCACGTTGTTTATCTGCCTCTTGTTGGTCAAATTTACGTTGTGCTTCTTTATCATCATTAATAAGTTGTTGTTTTTCTAATTCTATATTATCTTCTATTCCATTATTATTAGCATCAGTATAGAATTGTTTAAATGCTTCAGATTTGGCTTTATCCTGTAATTCCATTTGTTTAAGTTGCATATCAACTTCAGCTTTAGCACGTATTTCTTCAAGTTTAAATTGATGTTCCATTTGTTTCATCTGTACTTGAACTTGTAATGCTTGCTGTTGTATTTGTACTTTCTGTTGTTCTATCTGAACACTTTCTTGACGTTTTCTTTCTTCAGCACTTTTTAATCCTTCTATCATAGAAGTAGGACTATGAGATAACATTAACATTGCAACATCACTAAGATTAACAGTACCACCTTGTACAGCTCTACTAATAATATCAGTTTTTAATAATGATTCAAGTTCAGCAACTTTTGTAGAATTAGTTATTTGTACATCATAATCAGCTTCATTAAATGTAGCACCATCAAACTCTAATAATGCTATTTGTGCATCATCTAATATTGCTTGTCTTAATTCTTTTTTATCCTTCAAACAATACTTAGCTACTTCTAAGAATCCACGTAAAAACTCTATTTGAAATTCATCATGTAATCTAAATAACCATTCAGTTTGAGTTGCACTATATGATACAGCTTGTTGAGCATTACCTACTTGTTCATTTGGTGATATGTTTCCTTGACGTTGTGGTGATATACCTGATAATCTACTAATCATATTTTCAAGATAATTTAGATATGTTAATATCTGTTCTATCTCTTGTGCAGCAGACATATCAATATATGAATTACCACCTTGCATATTACCAGCTATATGACCTCTTCCATCCTCTTGGAAAGAATTACGTAATGCTACTCTATGTTTTCTGATAAAATTAAACCATCGCCTTACATCCCATTTTTCCCCATCATCCATCATTCCATTAGGTATTGATGCTAAATCTATATTAGCAACTCTACCATAATTAGTAAGCCATAGATGTTTTAATTTTTTAGCATATACAACATATTCATAAGCAAATGATTTAACTGTATCAATAATGGAAAATGCTTTGCCGTTATTTATATTACTAACTATTCCACGATACATAGGTTTACATTCTGCTGGATTAGTCATACTTCTAAATTGTACTGGATTAGGTTTAATATCAGTGTATATATTAGCACCTATTTTAACACCAGACCACCATTCAGGTATCCATATCCATTCAATACTTTCACCTTTAGATTCATCTGCTTTATAGAACTCATGTACATATTGTTGCTGTTCATTACCAAATTCATCAATATATTTTAATATACCAATTTTACGTTGGGACATCCATTGTACACGCAATACTAATATATTACCATTCTTGTCAAACCATCCAAATCCAAATTGAGGAACATCTAAATCATCAATAGGTAATAGTACATTAGGTAAATCTTCATAATTAGCAATCATAGTACCTCTTGATCTAACAATATAATTACTATATTCTTCCAACTCTTTAATTTGAGTAAAGGTTAAATTTCTAAACTCTCTTAATATAGTTCCCATATTATAATATTCCCAATGTAATATCATAGTGGAATCTTCTATTCTATTACTTTGACCATTACCTTTATATAATACTTGCATTGGGTTACATTTTAACCAATATGGTTCACCATTAGCAATACCTAACATTGCTATTTCTTCAGCACCAATAACTAAATCTTTATAACAGTTACTACTAAAGTTCTTCCACCTTAATCTTTCCATATAATGTTGAAGAACATTATTAGCTAATTTCTCATGGATAGTTTGTACACCATATTGTTTCCATTTAATTAACTCTTCAATTTCTTTTTGTAATTCCTCATCGTTGATTTGTTCTGCTTGCATTTTCTGTATAAGAAATTGAGATATTCTTTCTCGTATAATTCTTTCCTTCATGGAAACAGCTTCAGCATTTGTTACATAAGCACGTGGATCAAAACTACGTTTTAATTGTTCACCTACTAATGTATCTAATACATTCTTTAATACAGCTAATCCATCAGTTTCATCAAATAAATCCTTAACATCATTATCATACTCATCATCATCTAATAACATTGGATTTAATTGCCTTGCTATTTTCTTTGGATCATACTTCCCTAATACTATATTATAATTCTCTATCTTATCTTGTTTAGATTTACGTATTAAATCATGCGAGAATAATACACGATTAATAGTACCATCTATACTATCCTTCTGCCATTTCAAACCACGTTTAGTATTATCACTAACTAATTGTGATGGAAATTCCGCATCTACCCTGAATGGATAATTGTCCATACTTCTATATCTTGTTTTAAAGTTTGCTTAAATTAAAAATGGATAACTAAGTATAATGATACTTAATCATCCATTTTGATTATGCGCAAAATTAGTTATAATATTAACTAAATACAAGTTTATTTTATAACTAATAAAAATATGTTCCATCACTAGTATAAATTATTAATCCAATGAAACTCTATGATGTCGTCTTCCCTTACCTAATAATTTAGTCCACATCATATCACTTACAATTGGATTAATTCTACTAGTATCTTTTGTTACTTCTACTTTTATACATTCTTCCATATATAATAATGTATATCCAAAAGCATCAACTCGGTCAAAGTTACCTTCTTTAATCCAATCTTTTAATTCTTGTAGTAATGCAATTCCTCTTATCCTATGAGTTCTTGTTAAGTTTTCCTTTACATCATCCTCATCATCCTCATCTTGTATTATATCCAATGGTTCTGCCATATATGATTGTATTAACTTCCTACACCATGCTTTAACTTGTCCTTGACTATCAGATTTAATACCTTTATTATTAGCTAATCCTTTATAATTGAACTTATCTTTCCATAACTCTGGTGTATTGGCTAATAAATGCACACTATTCATACGTTCAAAGTATCGGAATAAACCTACTAAGTTTGCTTCAAATAATGTTTGGCATTTATAATATAATAATAACCTACGTAATTGTTCATAGTATGTATTAACATCAGAAGGTCTTCCTGTGTATTCCGCTACAATACGTTTTGTTACTCTATTCATAACAAATGTACTTGCTAATGAGAATGTATCACCAACATCATCTCTTCCCAAATCTACAGGGTCAGTACCAGCTACATATAACATATCAGGTATTTTACCATTTTTATCCATATATACATCTTCATATAATATAATACAACCATCTGGTTTCTTATCTTTTGTTGGAAATTCTAATAATGGAATAGCATTATCATCTTCTTTAAAGAATACATTTCCTTTACCATCTATATTCATAAAACCATATCTTTCTGTATTCCTATACATAGGATTGGTTTTAAGTTCTGCTAATTGTTCACCTATAAGTTTAATATCAAATGGTGATCCTTCAAC